TGTCCCTTTCTGGACGGTTGGTTTTAGGCGTTTATAAGATAAATATAATATACCCCTAAAGGGGTATATATTTATCTAATATTTCCGAGCAAATCAAGCTTTATTTTTTGAAGCTTGCCAGCCTGTTTTGATTGGCTGGATTTGTGTATCGGTTTTGCGTGAAAATCTTTTTGATTTGTTGTCTGCCGATTGAAGCTCGATTTGGGGCGTTATAAGTATATAATACCCTTTACTTCGTAAAGGGTTTATATACTAATATTCCAGCGATTTTGGGTAGTTTGTTCTGCGTTTGTTCTCGTCAAAAAATTCATCTTTGTTCTGGGTTTGTTCTCTGCATTTTGCTGGGTAATGATGAAACAAAAGACAAGGGGAAATTGTAATAAAATTATGGGAAAATCTAATGAATACAACGCATAGTTGTGTATATAGGGGGATAGGGGTGTGACATAAATGCAACACTATAGGCATCTTCTGCCTAAGAATTGTGCAAAATCTCAGCAAATCTGGGAAAAACTACTGTGACATTTTTGCAACACTACCATTGGTTGTGCAATCTATGGTTGAAAAACTATCTTTTGCCTATTTTTTGTGCAATCCTAGCAAGTATGCATAGAACCCCCACCCAAAAACTGTCTGTCTATTTATATATATAATATACCCCTGCCATAAATTTTCAAAAATTAAAGGGTGTTTCATAGGCTGGGGATAATTAGTATATATAAATATATTGACAAAAGTAGTATAATAAAATATAATATAGTATAATTAATCTTAGGTGTGTCGGGGTGTCTCGGTAGGGATATATTTACCCCGGTGGGTCTAAATAGAAAATAACATATCTTTATAGATTTTGCAATAGGGGTATTTTATTTTTATAATAAGGTGTGGCATTTTTGCAACACCTAACTATGGAAGGAAAACTAAAATGTTTAAAGCATTAATTATTGCCTGTATATTAAATAATCCTAATAGTTGTATTCAGGTAACTGATACTTATGGTCCATATACAATGGAAGGTAGATGTAAAACTAGATTAGAAGAAATGGAATACCAATTAAATATAATATGGGTAGAAAATAAAATGCCATTTCAAATTATAGAAAGACAGTGTGTAGTTGTAAGTGGAAAGGCTACTTAATGTTAGACATAGAAGTAGAAGAAGGTAAAACGCCAGAGGAAATACATAATATATCTTTGTTTCTTGATTTAAGAGACAAGATGCAGCATTATGCAAACCTTAGAGCTAAAGAAGACTTTCTTACCTTTGTAAAAATATTTGCCCCTACCATTGTATCTGACTTTAAGATGGGCAGACATATAGAACTATTATGTGAAAAGCTACAAGGAGTAGTAGATGGTAGTACTAAAAGACTTATGGTCTTTCTACCACCACGTTCTTCTAAGTCAGTAATTTGTAGTAAGTTATTTCCTGCATGGTACATTGGTAACTTTGGTCACCATGAGATTATGTCTGTCTCTCACAGTGACCAGCTTGCAAGTGACTTTGGTAGAACAGTAAGGGACATTGTAAATACGGACAGGTTTCAAAAGATATTCCGTGGTATCTCTCTTAGGAGTGACGTTAAGGCAGCAGGTAAATGGAAGACAAATAAAAACGGGTCTTACTATGCAGCAGGTGTACGAAGCCAAGTGGCAGGTCGGGGTGCTCACGTAGCATTGCTAGATGACGTGATGTCTGAAGAAGACAGCTTTAGTGAAGCAGGTAGACGTTATATTAAGGAGTGGTATCCTGCAGGTCTACGTACTCGTATCATGCCCAATGGTGCAATCATTATTATTAATACAAGATATCACTATGACGATTTGTGTGGATGGCTACTAAAGCAAGAACAGAACGCAGAAGAAACGCCAAACCCTTGGGAAGTTATTAGTATTCCTGCATGGCTAAATGAAGAAGCAGCAGAACTACTTGGTTTGCCAGAGGGTTCTTCTTACTTTCCTGAGTGGAAACCAGACGAACTATTAAGAATAGATGAAATGGAAATAAGAAGTTCTAATGGTAGTAGATACTGGAACTCTTTATATATGCAAGACCCCTCGCCTGATGACGGTGGTATTATTAAAAAGAAATGGATAAAGTGGTGGGATGATGACGAACCACCACCATGTGACTTTATAATACAGACATATGATACTGCCTTTAGTACGTCCAGAACGGCTGACTATAGTGTAATACAAACATGGGGCATCTTTAGGTCATATGAAGAAGATGACTTTGGCGGAGAACAAATAGTTTCTAATCTTATACTATTAGGTAATATAAGAGGTAGATTTGAATATCCAGAGCTAAGACGTAAAGCACAAGAAGTATTCTATCAATATAGTCCAGATGTATGTATAATAGAAAAGAAAGCTTCTGGTCAATCTTTGCTGCAGGACATGAGAAGGGCAGGGCTTCCTGTCTTGGATTATTTACCTGATAGAGATAAGGTTGCTCGTGTCTATGCCTCTACCGCATTGATGGAAGCAGGTAGAGTATGGATACCTAAAGATAAAACCTGGGCAGATGATTTGTTTGCTGAATGTATGTCTTTTCCACATGGCGCACACGATGACCAAGTAGACTGTATGACAATGGCAATACATTATATGAAGGACAGTTGGAATTTAGTTCACCCAGAAGACCCAGATTGGGAAGATGCACCAAGAACAAAAAAGAGGGTTGCATATTGGAGAACATAAGTATATAATTACAATTAACTGGCTTTAACTTAGAAGGAAAGAAAATGGCTACTGAAAAAAATCCAAACGACCCTATCAATTCAGAAAATGTTATTCAATTAAATATAGAACAAAACGAAGAAGAATTTCCAAATGTAAACTTTGAGGTAGACTCAGAGACAGGTGAACTTGAAGTAGAGTTTATGCCTGAGATTGATTTAGATGATTTGGACAATGTTGTAAGTTTTGATATTGAAGACGAATTTTATTCTAACCTTGCCGAGCAGATAGACGAAGACGAGCTTATCCAAATCGGGCAAGAAGTATACGAAAAATACGAAGCAGACAAAGAGTCACGGGCAGAATGGGAATCCATGTTTGAACGGGGCTTTGACCTGCTTGGTTTGAAACTGGAAGAAACTACAGAACCTTTTGAGGGTGCAGCCACTGCTGTACATCCACTACTCATTGAGTCTGCAGTTAAATTCCAGAGCCGTGCATCCCAAGAACTATTTCCTTCCAGTGGCCCAGTTAAAGCACAGGTTCTTGGTGATGCCACGGTTGAACGACAGCAGCAAGCTAATCGAGTTCAAAACTTTATGAACTTCCAGTTGACTGAGCAAATGCCAGAATACTTCGATGAGTTTGAACGTATGTTGTTCCATTTACCACTTATTGGTAGCTCATTCAAAAAGATTTATTATGATGCATCAGTAGAACGTCCTGTCAGTGAGTTTGTACCTATTGACCAGTTCTATGTGTCTTACTATGCAACTGACCTAAGACGGGCAGACAGATATACTCATGTTCTATATCGTAGCCCTCGTGAAGTTGCAAATGCAATGTACTCAGGTATGTATGCAGAAATAGATTTACCAGATGCATATATTCCAGAACAATCAGAACTAACACAAAAGATGGACACAGTTCTTGGGTTGTCTCCTTCTTCAGATACAGATATGCAGTATGTTCTTCTTGAACAGCATTGTTATTTGGATATTGAGGGACATGGTTATGAATGTCCATACATTGTAACTATTGAAGAGTCAACACGTAAAGTATTATCTATTCGTAGAAACTGGAATGAAGACGATAAAACAAAACAAAAGAAAATGTTCTTTACTCATTATCGTTTTGTTCCGGGCTTTGGTTTCTATGGTCTTGGTCTTATCCACTTCTTGGGTAACCTTACAATGTCTGCTACAGCAGCTATGCGTAACCTTATTGACGCAGGGCAGTTTGCTAACTTGCCCGGTGGCTTTAAAGCAAAGGGTGTACGTATTGTAGGAGACAATGACCCAATTGCTCCGGGTGAGTTTAAAGAAGTAGAAGCAACAGGCATGGACTTGTCTCGTTCAATTGTACCTCTGCCTTATAAAGAACCGTCAAGCACTTTATTCCAGATGCTACAATTTGTCTCAGGTGCAGGTCAAAAGTTTGCAGACACAACAGAACAAGTAATTACAGAAGGTTCTAACTATGGTCCTGTAGGTACAACTATGGCACTACTAGAAGCTTCAAGCAAGTTCTTTAGTGCAATTCACAAACGACTGCACAAATCACAACGTGACGAATTTAAAATACTTGCACGTATTAACTATGAAAGCTTACCACCTAAATATCCATATGACGTTCCCGGTGTAAGCGAAGCAATCTTTAAGCGTGACTTTGATGGACGTGTAGATGTACTTCCTGTTTCTGACCCTAATATTCCGTCTTCTGCCCACAGGCTGATGATGGCACAGATGGTTATGCAGCAAGCACAACAATCACCACCCGGTATGTTTAATATGGAAGAACTTAACCGTACATTACTTAATGCGGCTAACATTCCTAATCTGGATAAGATACTTCCACAAAAACCAAAGGCACAACCTCTTGACCCTGTAACAGATATTGAAGCAGCCACTAAAGGTTTGCCTATCAAAGCATTTGCAGGTCAAAACCATGATGCACATATTCAAATTAAAACTATGTTCTTGCAAGACCCTGCTAATGGGGCTAATCCAATTATGCAACGTGTAGCACCTATTTTACAAGCTAACATACAAGAACACGTAGTAATGAAATATGAAGAGCAAGTTAATGGTCTAACACGTCAGATGATGGCAGAAGCACCAGCAGGTGACCCAAATGCTCAGAACCCTGCAGTTATTGAACAGGTAATGATGGCGGCTGCACAACAAGTTATGCAAGCAAATATGGCTGCTGCTCAACAAGGTCCTACACCTGAACAAGCAATGGTTCAGATGGAAGCTCAACGTCTGCAGATTGAGCAAGAAAAGGTACAGGCACAGCTTGCCAAGGAAGCAAGTGAGGGTGCATTGAAGAACCGTGACCTTGACTTGAAAGAACAGAAGCTGGCACTTGATGCATATAAGATTGGTGCAGAGGGTACACTCAAAGCTGACGAAAAAGAAAAAGACAGAAATGCCAAGGCAGCTATCAAAGCAGTAGAACTTCTTGCAGATATGGTGAAACATGAAGATAATCTTGAAAGCTCAGAAGCTGCTAAAGCAATTGACGTTATTAGTAAAATGTTAGCAGGTGTTCAAAAGAAAGGTAAGTAAATGTCATTAGCTAAAGCATTACAAATGGTGGCAAAATCTTCTAAAGTACTTGCCCCTAAAACAGGAACAACAGGACGTAAGGTAGTTGAGAAAGGTTTATCTCTTGACGAACTTAGGGATGCTTACAAACTTTCTGAAAGCCAGCGTAAAATTCAAGTTCCTTCAATTGCAAAAGCTGCAGAAGATTTAGAACTTGGAAATATTTCTAAACAGGAATATGATAAAATTGTTAAAAAAGACAATCCAATTATTCCTATTAATGAAATGCCAGAAGTTCCTTCATTAAAAAGAATTGAAGCAGTTCTTGGAAAAAAAGCAGAAAAGGGTATTTTAGGCAAAGATAAAGACCCTTCTAATCTTGAAGGTATGCGAGTATCAAATAGACTTGATATTCCTGCCTATGATAACTATGATACATGGGTTGTAAGTATTCATAAATCAAAAGGACCGGGACAACCCGGACCAGTCGAGGCATATGGTCAATCAGCTTACTTAACAGATGTAGTTTTTCATACACCTTCTATGAAAGCACCACAAACAAAAGCAATGAAGATTGCCAAAGGTGGTGCTAAAAATCCTTTTGCAGGAATGGACGGAACATTTAAAAATGTTTCCACAGAAGATGCATATGCAATTGCACAACGTGAATTAAATAATCCAGATTCAGAATGGATACAAGTAGGTATGAACCCACATCGTCATAGTTATTTTTATGACAAAGCAGATAGTATGCCTGTACTTGCAGCAGATGAAGTTATCCAAGTAGGTCCTTTAGTACTAGCAAAAAATGCTAGGAAAGGTAATCCTACTGATTATGAATTTAAAGCAGGTGGACGTATAGAACGCAATCCGTATAATTATGAATCAAAGGCTATTTAATGCTTATACAAGAAATAGATAAGATATTAGAAAAAGAAATAGAGTTAATAAAAAATTCGCTTGCATCTGGTAGTGCTTCAGATTATCATACGTATATGAACTCTGTAGGTCGCATTTCAGGATTGGAATGGGCAAGAGCAGAAGTTAAAAATATAATTAATAAAGTCATGTATGAAGACGATGAGGAGTAATTATGAGAGCAGTTCCAATGGAAAAATCTATTCTTAACGATGCATGGAATACAAATGAAGAAATGCCAGACCCTGAAGTACTTCCTATAGTTCCGGGTTATCATATCTTGGTACGTCCTGTATCTGTTAAGCAAGAAACTAAAGGTGGTATTATCCTGCCTGACTCTACAAAAGAAGACATTGCATATCTTACAACTGTAGGTAAAGTACTTGCAGTAGGCAAGGATGCATATAAAGACACTAATCGTTACCCTAATGGTGCGTGGTGTAAAGAAGGTGACTATGTTTGTTATGGTAAACACTCTGGTCAAAAGTTTTTCTACAAAGGTATTAAACTGTTACTCTTAACAGATGACCAGATTTCTATGATTGTAGAAGACCCTAAAGAATTAGACCCTACTTTTAATTTATCTAATTAATTTAATGTAAGGGTATTGTGTAATTATATTACTTGTTGTAATATAATATCAAATGCGTAACTCGTCATAGTGTCGCAACTGACGTAAAAGGAGAAAATAATGTCTGAAGAATGGACTACGGTTGATACTTCCAATGCCGAAAATAAGGAAGAGAAAGTTGAGTTTGAAATTGAGAGTGAGATATCCAACGAAGATTCTAATGAAGAACAAGTACAGACGCAGCAACAAAAAAATGCAGACAACACCAATACTGCAGAATATGCTGAACAACAAGTCTCTAGCTCAGAGGGTAAAGCAGATGCAAATGAAGAGCCTCAATCTGGAGCACAAAAACGGATAAGACAATTAGTTCGTCAAAAGAAAGAACGTGAAGAACAAATTGAAACTCTGATAGCTCGTCAACAAGAGCTAGAAGAAAGATTAAAAGCTCAACAACAGGAAATCAAAACTTCTTTAGAAAAGAATTTTGAATCTGCAGAAGCACAGATTAATAGCCGAATTGAACTGGCTGAAGATGCTTATAGACAGGCACTTGAATCTGGTGATACAGATAGAATTGTAAATGCACAAAAGAACCTTAATAAAGCACAGGGTGACGCAACTAATTTACAATTTACTCGTAGCCAGTATCGTCCTGTAGAAGAACAGCAAGTTCAAACACAACAGCCCCAGCAACAGCAACAACAATCAGCAGAGTATGATAAGTTGGCAGTCGAGTGGGCAGGTCGCAATCCTTGGTTTGGACAAGACAATGTAATGACAACATTGGCTCTTGAAATTGACCAAGAATTAAAAACAGAAGGCTATGACTCTACAGATGTAGAGTTTTATCAAGAGATTGATTCTCGCCTACGTAGCAGATATCCGCAGCGTTTTGGTGGAGAAGTTCAAGAAGAACGTCAGCAGGAAGCGTCAAGTCCTGCCCAAGTGGTCGGTGGAGCATCACGCACTTCATCAGCCTCGTCTGGTAAGAAGGTACGTCTAACAAAAGAAGATGTACGTCTTGCAGAAAAATGGGGTATACCTTTGGAACAGTATGCAGCCGAGAAGCTCAAAGTAGATAGAGCAGACGGTGAATACACTTCAGTATATTAATAGCGTGGAGGAAAAATAAAATGGCACGTAACACAAACATTTCACGTAATGCTGAGACTCGTGAACTCAATACAAGGGAACAAGATATGGAATATCGTGAACCAAGTATGTTGGATATTCCAGATTTTATTGCTGAACGATTTGCAAATCAAGGTCTAAAACTCCGTTGGATACGTATACTCCTAAAAGGCCAAGACGATTACAAAAATGTAGGTACTCGTATGCAAGAAGGTTGGCAGTTTGTTACAGTAGATGAAGTTCCAGAGTTACAGCATACATCCTTCGTGAGGGATGAAGGTCGATATCAGGGAGCAGTCTGTCGTGGAGATTTGGCCCTAGCAAAGATGCCTTTGGAAAAGGCACGTAATCGACAGGCATACTTTGAAAACAAAAGCAACGAGATGGTTGATGCAGTTAATCAACAGCTTATGGGGCAGAGTGATTCAAGGATGCCAATTCGGAATAGTAGTAAAACAAATGTTACTAAAGGACGCACTCCTTCTTTTCAGGATGGCTAATTTAGTAGTGCAATTTTAAAAAGGGAGACTAAAAATGACTTCAACTTTAGCGTTGTCTGGCTTCCGTCCTTCCCGTAAACGTGGTAATAACCCAAACAATCAGGGTCAGAATGAGTACCCTATTGCTTCAGGTTATGCTTCTAACATTTTTACAGGCGATTTGGTCCGTATTAATGCAGGGAATTTGGAAGTTGTCACCACTGTAACTGAAGTAGTCCAAGGTGTTTTCATGGGCTGTCGTTATGTTGCAAATGGCGAACAAAAATTTAGTAAATACTGGCCAGCTTCTACATCAGCTACCGATGCCTATGCACTGGTTGCTGACGATGCCCGTACAGTATTTGAAGTACAAGCAGATGCTTCTGTAACCGCAGGTGACCTGTACGGTTCTCAGAACTTTGCTGTGACTTTGGGTTCTGGTTCAACCTTTACAGGTATGTCAGGCCACGGTATTGCGGCTGGTACTCGTACTAGCACAATCGCAATGGCTCGTGCTCTTGACCCTGTAGACGAACCGGGTAACGATGTTGCTGTAGCTGCAGAAAATGCATATCTGAAATTGAATGTGCGTTTGATTCAGCATACAGATAACTTCCATGACGCAATTGTGACCGCACCTACATCAGGTGGGGCAACACCATTCTAAGGGAGAATAGATTATGGCGATAAATAGAGCAAGTATTGCAAAAGAACTTCTCCCCGGCCTGAACGCAGTGTTTGGGATGGAATATGGTGAAGTTGCAGACGAACACGCACCGTTGTTTGAGACTGAAAACTCAGACCGTGCATTTGAAGAAGAAGTGCTTTTCACAGGCTTCGGTACTGCACCTACTAAAGGTGAAGGTGCTGCTGTTGCTTATGACGATGCACAAGAAAGCTATACCTCACGTTATACACATGAGACTGTTGCATTGGCCTTTGCCGTAACAGAAGAAGCAATGGAAGATAATCTTTATGATACCTTCGCAAAGCTTCGTGCTCGTGGATTGGCTCGTGCAATGGCAAACACCAAGCAGGTTAAAGCTGCTGACGTGTTTAACAACGGCTTTAATGCAGCCTTTGCAGGTGGTGATGGTCAGCCTCTCTTCTCAACCTCACACCCAACTATTGGTGCTGGTAACCAATCAAATGACTTAGGTGGTACTGACTTGTCAGAAGCATCTTTGGAATCTGCATTGATTTCCATCTCCAAAGCTAAAGATGACCGTGGTATTCTGATTGGTCTGCAAGCTTCATCGCTGCACGTACCTTCAGACTTGGCATTTACTGCTGACCAGATTCTGAACAGCCAGATGTCAACAACCATTGGTGTAAACCCAACAACTGCAGCTAATGGCGCAACCAACGTAAACGACATTAACTCAATCCGCAATCAGGGTCTGATTCCGGGTGGGTTCTATGTCAACCGTAGGTTTACTGATACAAATGCTTGGTTCATTAAGACAGATTGTCCTAATGGTGCAAAGATGTTTGTACGTGCTCCACTGCAGACAAAGATGGAACCAGATTTCGACACTGGTAACCTTCGCTTTAAGGCTCGTGAGCGTTATAGCTTTGGTTTCTCAGACTGGCGTGGGTTCTACGGTTCAGAAGGTTCATAGAACTAAAGAACAAAAAAACTTTAAAAGAAAGAAGAGGGGTATTTCATATCCCTCTTTTTTTGTGTATAATATAAAAATAGAATAATAACTAACTAACAATAACGGAGAAATTCTATGGCTTCAAATATTCGTAACGCATTTGTTACAGGCTCTGGCGCATTGCTTGACAGTCTTACAAGTGTTACAGTTGCAAACACTCGAATTAAAAGTGTAACATATTCTGGTGTTGGTTCATTTACTATTACTGGTTCTCAAACAGATGCCAATGGTAATTTAAATGGAAACAACATTAAGTTTGTAGGTACATCAGTAGTAGATGCAGGTGATATCTACATTCCTGATTTTGGTGTAAGAATGTACGGTCCAGTTAAAGTTTCTGCACCTACATCAACAGCAACAGTAGCAATTTATTATGGCTAACTATTCTTATCTTGTAGACGATATAACTCAAGCTGCAGAAAATGACGGTACAGAGTTTGCTAACTATGTTCCCAAAATGATTAATCGTGCAGAAGAGAGACTAACTCGTGACCTTGATGATTACGGGCTGGTGTCCTATACTTCTGTTGCAATACCTGCAGGTGCTAATCAAGTTACTTTACCATCAGGAACAAGAATACTAAAAAACTTTAATATTGTTGC